GGTACACGGTAAGCAAGCTCAGACTTAGGTCTATCCATACCATCCTGTATCGGTTTAAAGAAAAACGGATAGTTAACAGATATTGGTACAACTTTGTCTGTAAACATTTTCTTTGCATCGGCTCCACTTTTTGATAATATACCATATCTACTATCACTTGATATTGTAGCTAAGTTAACTGTTTCAGCTGATGACATAAAAGAAAAACCAGATCTTCTATTTTTTAAGTAGCACATACCATAACACCTTTTATCAGCTTTGCATGCTTCCCAAAATATATAGAATAATCTATTAGCTTCTCTAAAATCAGGTGCACCTACATCTATTTTACTCCACTGTAAATACATATAATGACTACCTGTTATGTATGTTGACTTACCGTTATTTTTAAACCAAAAGCCTTCGTCTCTTCGTTTAAACTCTTCATCTATGTAATCATACCACTGATCTTTAGCTTCTTCAGGATAACTACGCCAGTCAAATATATTTTTTAGTTTAGATAATTCTTTAGGATATTCTAACTTTTGCCATTTGTTTTTACCGTGCATGTGCACTCGCACTGGTTCCAACGGCAGAGCAATGCGCAAACCTTGCAGCTCAATGACTTCACCAATTTTACCAGTTTTTGATATAACGATAATATCGTGTTCTTTATTATATCCATATTGCCATTTTTTACCCCTGTTCATACGAGTTATAGTCGTACGTTTAACAGGTTCAATTATTTTAACTAATGTTTGTTCGTAACTCATTTTGATCTACCTTCAGCAAAACCTCT